CCGGTTCCGCGTCGATTCTTGGATGCACTGAAAGTAAGTCTCCCGGCACCTCCCGTACAGCTCGTGCCGCGTCAGGTCGTGCTGCTTCGGAGCCTCGACGGTCGTGAGGACATCGGACAGCATCTGAAATGCCGTGCGACGTTCATCGTCCGCAAAATCAGCGTGGCGAACGAAGGAAATTGCCTTGCGGGCCTTGTCGGGATCGTCCGTGAGCAGTTCAAAGGCACCGCAAAGAAACGACAATTCTGGCGACGATCCATCGTCCATGCGTAATCTCCTGACTTACAGCAAGCCCTGTATCTTGCGACGACTGATGATCAACTTGTTTAGCTCACGGTCTTCTGCCGCGTGTCGTGCTGTGATATGAAATCCACCCCACTCCTTGCGGTCACGGAATCTTCCTTGGCCGACATCGTGCCAAAATCGTTGCCATGCCATAGTTGGACTAGTGGCTTGATACGTGATGTCTGCCATGTGATGCGACACCCAATGCTCTTGGGTTATCTCGCCGTCTTTGCAATGAAAGGCAATCACCACTGCCTTGCCGAGTGCGACGGCGTACCCAATTTCAAATAGCGTTCCATAGCAGTCCGCAGAGTTGATCCACGCAAACACAAGATCGGCCCGCTTGATGGCAGTGCGGATGTTGTGGCATACGACTGATTTATCCCATGTTCCGGACAGGTCTACGGGATACCCATGACTATCTAAATGAGGAGTAGCATGCGGTCCTAATGAGTGATTGATCGCTCTCGCGTGCCCGCACTCCAACTCCGGCGCAACCCACCACGGTCCCGTGTACGTTAAGTGGTGACAATCCAAAACACAGACAGCCTTGTCTAAAGTCTCCCAGAAATCGCCAGGATCCTTTGGAAGGTCAGCCGCAATCTGGTTTTCGTGTCCGTACCCTTTGATGATTTCGGAACGCCAATCGTCACCTGTAATCTTGCCGGCTAGGTAGAACGACTTGATCTCATTGCCGAAGATAACTGGGGACTCTTCAGCAATCACAGCGCTACCTTCAGGGCATACACCGCGTGTGCCCTCTGGAATCGTGAGACTCCAACTGCACGAAGGACACCGCAATTCAGAGACGCGCCTACGAAGGCTCGCGCGTCGGCACTTAGGGCAATGAGCTATGTGCAGGTAGCGGTAAGTGGCAGGGTGTGACGAGTCCCGAGAAGCCCTTTGCCACCAAATGCCGCCTTTTGGATGAGCGCCGAGGGCGGAATGGCAGCTTTCGCAAAGCGTTTCTAGGTCATCGACAGGAGAATCCCACAGTTCTCCTTGATAGCGCTTGTGATGGACGTGCAAGGTCGAAGAGCTGTCGCCACACGAGACGCACGAGAAGGCGTCTCGCTGCATGATCTCAAGCCGCTTGCGCTGCCACCGTGGATCGTCGTACTTGTTTGCCATCACACCCTCCCCCAAGTCACCGCCCTCTTTCCGCTCGCCGTCCGCCCCTCGCCCACCGCCTGGACGAGCCCTTCTCGCACCAACTCCACCCGCCGCGGCCGGACCGTGTTCGCCCCGATCCCAGTCCGCTCGACGATCTGCTCGTCGGTCAGCGGGCCGTGCCGCTCGAGGGCGGCGATGATCGTCTGCTTGTCGCAGTCCTTCTTCGTCGCCGTCTGCGACTTCGCCGCCTCGACGCTCGTCGGCGAGTGCCGCTGGGCCGGTGCGTCGAAGTCGATGTAGTGCTGGCCTTGGTACTTCATGCGGTCACCGCGTCGAAAAGGGTCGTCTCAACCTTCTTCCCAAGTGCCGCCTCCGCAAGATTCCGAACCGCTTGACGGTAGTAAGCCGGCTTCAACTCCACGCCAATCGCCTTCCGTCCCATGAGAACGGCCCCGTACGCCTCGCTGCCGACACCCATAAACGGTGTCAGCACCGTCTCGCCCGGAAGGCTGCGAAGTTGCACGACACGCTCAATAACGTCGAGTTGAAGCGGGTGCATGTGCCGCTCGTCCTGTTCCTCGCGGGCTTCTTTGTAGGGCAGCGTCCGACCGATCCGAATGTCATCCCAAAAAGACGATGCGTACTGTCGCCACACCCAGTGGGAGTAACGGTTCTCGATCTGCTTTCCCTTGTGGCCGCGGAACGGCAGCAGCTCCTCGGGAACCTGTCGCTCGCCGGCGTATTCGAGGAGTCCGTTAGGATTAGCCACGGGAACCGGATTGTCTCCGTCCTTTCGGAACAGAAGCATGCAGTCAGCCGAGGCCACATCGCACAAGCTAGCGTCGGTCACGACTTGCTTGTGTGCGAGCCCCTTCGCCATCGTTCGCAGCCGAACGGCGAGCGGCTCCTTCCAAACGAAGTGCCGGCACCAGAAACGCCAGCCAAGCGATTCGTGAAGGCGGATGATCTCGCCGGGAAAGTCCACCAGTCCGCCGGGCGAAGACTTCCGCGGGATGTCCATGCAATGCACAGCCGTCAGCCTGCCCGGCATCGTCACCCGGTGGATCTCACCCACGACAAAGGCGTAGTGATCGAAAAACTCCTGGTGGCTCCGGCAGTTCGACAAGTCGCGGTCGCTTGACGAGTAGTGGTAGAGACATCCCGCCCCGTCGGCCGCGAACGGCGGGGAATAGAGAGACAGATGGACGCTGTCGTCAGGGATGCTCTGAAGCACCTCGCAGCAGTCGCCGTTGTAGATCGCGTAGTCGTTTGTGACTACTTGTTCCGTGCAAGCCATCCTGGCACCTCCTCCGGTTGAGTGAAAGTTCTCTTGTGATCCACTGACATCGAATCGTTCATGTGAGTAACGAGGGCCTCGAACATTTTTTCCGCCGCCCCGGCTTTTCTCCGGAGATTTGCCAGCACGCCGACTTCCCCCTCGGTAGCAACGACGTGAACGTCCACGGGGTTGGTCTGCCCAAAACGCCAGCAACGACGCACGGCTTGGTAATACTGCTCCCACGAGTGGGAAGCGAACGTCACGACGTTGTGACAGTGCTGCCAGTTCAATCCAAAGCATCCAATCTTTGGCTTCGTGACTAGCCTCTTAAGTTGCCCACGCTGAAACGCCAACAGCAGCTCTTCCTTTTCTTCCTCGGACTGCGACCCGCTAACCTGCCGGCAGTCTGAGATAGACCGCTCGAGCATGTCGGCCTCGTCATTTAAGTGACACCACACCACCGAAGAGCCGGTGTGACTGCCGACAAGATCCGCAGCCGCCGCACACCGATCCTCTAACGTCAGTCGCCTCTCCTCTCGCTGCTCCTGGAGAGAGTTGGCCGGCATGGAGAACAGCATCCCAGACCGCGTCTTGCTGCTATGGACGACATGCTCGTGTTCTCTCAGTGGCGGCAACACCAACTTTCCATCGTCAAACCCAAGGTCGCTCGGCTTGCGACACGCACGCGACCAAGAGCACACCCATTTCCAAAACTGCTCCTCGGCATGCCCACGGAATCGATAGCTCTTGCGGCCCCAGCCGAGATAGTCCTTAATCACGTCTTCCTTGAAAAACCGAGAGAGCATGTCCTGATATCCGAGGTAGCCGATAGCCTCGCTGCTGGTGCCGAGTTCGTGATAGTCATTCGGAGCAGCTGTGGCCGTGCAGAGAAGTCGATAAGGGATCGTCCGCATGAACTCCGTGACTGCCGCCTTGGTTTGTCCGTCGAAGTTTTTTAAGATGCTCGACTCGTCACACACGATTCCGCCAAAATGATTCGGGCTGAAATGATGGAGCCGCTCGTAGTTCGTTACCACAATCGTGGAATTGGGTTTCCCACCAATTGCCCTTTCCGCCTCAATGCCAAACCGCTTTGCCTCGCCAACGGTCTGATAGCTCACGGCGAGAGGCGTGAGAATCAAAACGGGCTTCTCGACAGCCAGGCGGACGTTTTCCGCCCAGACCAGTTGCATTGGCGTTTTTCCCATTCCGCAGTCAGCGAAGATTGCCGCCCGACCTTTACGGCATGCCCACGTCACGAGCGACCGCTGGTAGTCGAACATCCAGTCGGGCAGGAACTCGGGGTCGAATCCGTGGTCGCCATCGACTTGGGCTTTCGTGGCGAGGAACTTCGTGTAACGCTCGGACGCCGGACGATCCGAAACTCCGGACATCCGCACATCTCGCACAGCCTTACTCGAACGCTTCTTTCGTGGTTGCATCGATTGCAAAGCCTCTTCATGTTCCGACTCCTTAATCACGTTTCCCTCCGTAAAAGTTCCCGTCATGCCACCACCAACCCTTCCGCCTCG